ATCACCGATTTTATTTCCAAACTTATCAATCTTACCTAACATCTTAGTCATCATTTCTTCTAACTTTAAGTTACCATTTTGTTCTGTTGGAACTTGGTATGTTTGTTCACCATAGATATCATCGTCTTGTGTTTCTTGCCATTTTACTTCTCCTATTTAGGTCTTTCTTCTATTTGTAATGATGATAATCTACTTCTATGTGCAGTTGCATTTATAGAATGATTATACTCCGGATGACCAGCAACCAATTGTGGTTCTGTTACTCCATTAATTTCCCAATATTGTTTATTCCAATCCACTATATCACCAACTTCTGGAAAGAAGTTTAATGAACCACTTGATAGATTGGCTCTCTGAAAATACATTTCCATTGAACCACCCACATCACTTCCAAACTCATCTTGAGTTACTTCTGGTTCGTTAAATAAAATTAAACAATTTACTCTAAATCCTACATCATAATATTTTGTTGTAGATTCACCATATACATTTTCTTCTGTATTCTCTATACTTACTTTATATACATCTACACTCTGACCGACAATCTCATCTATGAGTTCTTCGTTCATATCATTGATTAAATCAATTTCTTTTTGTGGTAAGAAAAATGGTGATGTTCTAGACATTAATTAAACTCCTATACACTTGCTATAAGCATTTCTAAATCACATGAATCAGAATTTGCATCAGCTTGAATATTTGTTAAACTTCCGAAAGCTGTATCAGAAGCAGCATCAGCATCTTCAGTTGCATTAAAAACAGCTGTCATACCGTTACTATTATCACCATTCCAAACAAAAGATTGTGCTGCATCAAGTTTAATAGCAACCTCATCATTATCTTGATTCCTAAATGTTAATGTAATAAAATTTACACTATCCCTATTAGTAAATCTAATATATCTTACATCAGCTGCAACATAATGTCCAGCTGAAGCAGCAGCTGCACTAAATGTAGCTATTGTAGATTCAGTAGTTGTAATAGTTAATATTCTTTTAGATATTTCATTAATACTAGAAACTTCTAATACTCTTTTAGAGCCATAATCTTGATTGTCTAATATAATTTCTTCTTGTATTTTTACTTTTAGTGTAGCCATTATTTCTTCTTATTACGTTTTTTTGCTTTCGCCGCTGCTTTTTTCCCCTTTTTAGTATAGGGATATTTCTTTCCTGCTACTTTAGGCATGATTTCTCCTATTCATTGATTTGATATCCTCATCAATAGTAATTGTTGAAAACTCAATATCAGTTCTTTTCCCAGCTTCACTCATCATATATAAGTTTGTAGTAAACTTAGATTCAGATGACTTCTTACCACACTTCCGGCAATAAAACCATTGGTCTGGATTGGGTGATTCGCAATTTATACAATTCTTCATAATTTTTTTAAGGTTTTGGGAGCCGCCTTTTATTGACAGCCCCCACAGTACCTTATAACTGCTAATCCTTATTGATTAAGATTAAGCGATAGTTGGAACTGAACCAACTGCATCGTATGTTATATGACCAGTAATTATCCATTGACCATCAACAGCACAATAACAATCCACTTCACTACCAATATTAACATCATCAACTATTGTAATAGCTGCTGTACCATCAGTTACTGAAAGTACATCACCATCACCAGCACCATTACCTTGAACTGAACAATTAATTTGTCCAACAAAGTCATCTGAAGCTGCTCTTGTAAGTACTCTGTCACTCGTAGCTTGCTCAACTTGCCAAAGAAATTTGACATGCCTTCCTGCAAGAGCCAATGGCATTGTAATTACTCGAGAACCAGTAGCATCCGCTGTAAATACAACAATAGAAGTATTTTCTGCTACTGTTCCAGCAGCATCTGCTATTGCTTGATATTCATTAAGTTGCTCTTTTTTTAATGCTACATAAGCAGCACTATTTTTATTGAGTCTATCAGATTTCATCTTATACTCCTTGTAGGTGTATTAATGCATGAGTCTCAGGAAGAGAAACTTCAAGACCTGCTTCTGTAAGAATCATGTCTTTACGTAAATCCTCATCCGCTGACTGTACATTAGTTTGGATTGAAGTATCACGATTCATTCCATTACCAACAAGAGGTCTATAAGATACATGGTCTAAATCAACCATACACAAGAAACCTGCAGATTGTCCTCTGAACAGGGGTTCTTTTACCATTGATATATCACCATGAATAGTTTCAACCTTCATTACTTTATGACCAAATACCCCATCACTTCTTTCAAAGTTATAACGATGAGGACTATTTGAGACACCTAAAGAAGAATCAATAAAACTATCAGCTCCCAATTTATTAAATTGAGAGACAACAGGCAATGAAGCCAATGCTAACTTAGAAGATGTTCCACCTCTAGCTGGGTCAAAGATAACTTCAAAATCACTTAAAAGTGAATCATATGTCCAGTTAGCTGCAGTTATCGTTTTAAGATAAGCCTTATCTTCATTGTATGATACCTGAGCTTCATCAGCAAGTTCAGCCTGAGAGTTAGCAATAATATGACCAACTATACCATCGGTATAACTGATACTATTAGTCTGTCCTCTCATGCCAAATAGCATAGCTCTTTCAATATCAACCTTATGTTCTCTGAGTTTTAAGTTCCAAATGCGTTGCCACTCATCAGCATATCCACGATAGACAGTTGCTCTTGCCGTATTTGACATTTCACAAGCTGTCTTGAAGATTTGAGTATAACCGTAGTCATTGTCAAGCTTTTGAGACCAAACATCTGGTGCTCCTGTCCCTTCTTCAAAGGCAGTTCCAATTACTGTACACTTAGCATTATCAGGAACTGTCAAAGCTGCTGCTGATGCTTTTGCGATAGTACGAACCGTAGCGGTGCTATAAGCACCTGAATCTACAACAGATTCAACACGAACTACACACCATTCTGGCTGTGCTGTAGATGTGTCTACAGTACCACAAGATATAACCATTCCCGGAATCAACCAATCAACTGAGACTGGTGTTGAATCCGTAGTATCAAATTTAGCTGTCGCAGTACTTCCTACCGCAGCCGCTGTAAAGGCAGCCTGCGTTTCAAAAGCTCTGTCAGAAATTGATATCTTGGTTCTATCTTCTAAAAATCGAAACTGAGAGTCTGAAGTGGGTACCTTACCTACTTTGGATAAATATACGAAAAACGGAGATTCTTCCGGGGCTAACTCTGCTATCCTATCACTAAAGTCAAATAATCGTCTTGAGTGAAAATCAGTTGCAGATACTCCGGGAGTTCTAGTTCCGTTTGCCGATAAATTTCCAGCACTATATGTTGCCATATTTAGTACTCCTTATTTATTTTTATTACAAAACATTACTTCTGCTTCCCGCACTAACAACAGCATCCCACATCGCGTCCTGTTCGGACTTTGGTTGATTGGCCTGTTGGCCTTGTAGAACACCTGCTGTACGAGGAGCCTCTCGTGCGGCCTTAACCGCTTGGAATGAATCAGGAGTTGGTTCACTTGATGGCAAAACACCAGATTGTTGATTACGTGATTTGAAAACATCAACTAACGTATCCAGAGTCATACTACTACCCGGGTCAGTTGACCAATCCATAAATTCACTAACCTCTGATTCTGTCATCTTATGAACTCCCCTTAAGTCATTCATTGTATTATTAATTAACATCTGCTCTTGCATTTGAGCATTTTGTTTACCCATTGCCTGATTCACAACTTCATGTTCCTTCTGTTGACGAAACTTATAACTTTCTGATTCAGGTTTATAATACGCATCCCAAGGATTAAATTCATCCTCAGGCAATGAAGGTTTCTTATTGACATCTGATTGTGTCTGTTTGATGTTGTTAGCTATATGTTGCATATCCTGTTTCATCTTATGATTCTCAGATTTCTGTTTGTCATACATTGACTGAAATTTCCGAGTTTCATTTTCCCAATCTACTTGATATGTTTCACTTTCATTAACTACATTGTCAGCGGCAGGGACATTTTCATATCCCAGCTCTTCATTTAAACCAGTATCTTCTAATACTTGACCTTCTATATTGACTTCACTCATAACTGTCTCCTTGCGATATCCTTAAAATTTAAGGAATAGAACCGATACCTTCTCCAAATTCTTCAATTTGGGGTTTCAATTTTTCCATTTCAAGCTGTACCGCGTTGGTAAGTTTGTTTGATTGTACTCGCCTATCGGCTTTCGCATCAGACTGCACCTCGGAAAGTTTGGATTTAAATTTCTCAACTTCAACCCGTTTCCTGTCAGATACAGACTCTCTTTGCGATGTTTGCAAGTCACCCTGCAATTTTTTGTTTTGTTCTGAAAGTTGCTGGACTTGACCCTGCAACTGTTGAATCTCACCCATTCTCTGGATAAGACTTTCTTTATCAAAAATCTCTGGATTCTTTTTAATCACTTCTGTTCTATCTATTAATCCCATTTGAAATGCTTCTGCGTATACTTGATACTCAGTCCATTTACTTGTTGGTAGAGTAGAACCCGGTTCTATACTAATATCATGTTGACCAATATTATGCCTATCCTTTTGAATATCCATTACAGTTTCACTATAATCATCATAGTAATTAGCCATTACTTCATTGATATTATTATTTGCCTGAACTAATCTAAAAATCTTTTTAAATGTATAATGACCTTTTGATAACCCATAAACTACTTGGCCAAGCTTTCTAATACTTAACTCAATATCACGTAATTTAGATTTAGGTCTTTCAGCACCCTGTGCTAACATTCTTTCTGTACCACGTACAGTATCAGGAGCTTTTTCAGCAAATCCA